AACCACTCAAACTGCTCACAAGTGAGAAGCATTTTTGGTTCTGGTTGGGCAAGTGCCAGTAGGAGAGGTAAAATCATAGGATGAACGTAAGGGTATTATACCCCTGTTGAGATTATTTAGCAAGTGAGTTTTGTAAAATGTGATACAAAACCTTACAGAACCAAAGTTTTGCCGGGAATTTTTCCCCCGCTCAGGGAAATCACTTCCGCTTTTTCTTTTCAGGTGACTTGTAACCCCAGAGCTTAGGGTTGATTCTACCCTGCCCATACTCTATCGACTTAAGTCCATCACGAAACTTATCCCAATACATATCAAATACATTGACCTGCTTTGCTGATCTGGTCAAATCAAAACAAACCTCACCATCAACTTCATACTTTACAATACGCGCATCATTTGGTGCTTCTTTTGTACACACCTGCTCCCAAGTTCCATTCTCGACAAGAATTTCACATCCATATTTCTTCTTAGAGTTTTCCTTTTCGGCAGGTGTCCAGTTATACATGAGATCTTCCTTTACAGGTGCCTCCTCGGACACCTTTGCTGTGTTTCTTGACATAACGAACACTCCAATTTGTATTATATATTACGAACGACCTCCCCATTTAATCTCTGGGTAAGCTTCCGCAACAATTTCTTTGGTAATCTTGTACTTTTCTCCAAGTTTCTTGTCCTTGGTGAGAATAAGGATCTCTGCTTCAAGGGGATGAAGTCCTTGGAGAATATTGATAAACATAGTCTCTCTACGAAGAGAACTCAACCCATCATTACCACCCTTAACAAAGTTATAAAAACGCTTGAACTCTTTACGAATAGAGGACTTACCTTGATCTTGCGATCCAAGAGAGTTAGATCCCAACTCATTCATCTTGGAGACAGCATCATTCACTTTCTCAGATAAAGTACCCTTAAAAGAGTTTTGCTCATCAGTTCCAGCATAGGGAACATCTCCAGGAGGAAGCAGACTAACTACACTCTCATCAAAGTTCCAGATAAGAATAACTTTAGTAGCAGGATCATTAAACTTTCGCAATGCTTCAACTTTCCGTGCCTTTGTTGTTTCTTTAGAGACAACATTCAAAACCTCATACACAAAGGGATTGGTAGGAAGATCGGGAATTGGTTTTGGTGCTGCCTTTGGTTTTGCTGGAGTCTTGGCAGCAGTTTTTTCCTTACTCGTCGATGTCTTCGTCGTCGTTTGTTTCGTAGTCATGATAGTTTTCAAAGTTAAATGCAATTACCTCATCTGGAATCAGGTTACCCTGGTTATCAAACATTTCGGGGTGAGGTCTTGGAATTTCCCGATAGTTCATCATATATTCTCTTGCTACCCAACCTACCATTACTCCCACTATTAGAAACAATACGGTTAAAAAAGAACCGATAACTAAACTAATTGCGAGCATTTTTCTTACCTCGGGAAACTACTTTTCTCTTCCTTGTTTTTAAGGAGAACTCAAAATAGATGGTAACTTCCCGATTTAGAAAGCAAACCATCTTCTCAAAGATGATATGGAACGGTTGAGTCTGCTTTCTTTTTCCTCCATGAAGAATAAGTTCAACGCCACGATTAACGCGGATCTTATTTTTATTTATGTTGTCATCAGACGATTTGTTGTTCTTTGAGGAATTTGATTGTGTCAATGGATCCTCCTAGTTTCTTTTCATCACAAATTACTTGAGGGAATGTTGATCCTTCCCCAAACTCGGCATAGAACTCTTCTCTAGTAAAGTCCTCACCAAGAGTATACACGACAAAGTTACTTCCTGTCAACTCCAATACTGATTTTACTTTGTGACAATAAGGACAATTGTCCTTTGAATACACTACAAAATTCATAGTTTTTTTAAAGATTTTATATAGTAATTTATTTGTTTTAAAATTCAAAAGAAATATTGAGGTAAGATAAATTTCTTATAACAAAAACATCATCCCATATTTCGTTACAATCATTACCAATTGATCCATCATAATTTATAAAAAATGCCTGAACATTTTTAGCCCTTTTTAGATACATTTCTCTAAACAGTATAAATCTAACAACATTTTCTGGTTTAAACTCTAAATGAAATTCTCCAGATACCTTTCGAACATTATTACATATCCAATCACAATTTCCTTCAACAAAAATACTCCATTCACCCCCCTCACAATCAGTCTTCAGAAAATCAATTTTATTAATATTATTGGATTTAACATAATCCATAAAATCTATTCTTTTTACTTTTTGCTTTTTAGATATTCCAGAGGTATTGCACATTAAATCTAAAGTAATTTCTTCTTTGATGTATTCTGGACTGTGTGCAAAAGCGCCGTTATTAACAAATACGTTATTGTTTTTACTATACTTTTTTTTCAGATAATTATATAAATCCGAATGTGGTTCAAAACAATGGACTTCTTTCGCCCTATTTTCAAGGGCACTGTCAGTAAAAGTTCCAATACAGGTTCCAATATCAAAAACTACATCATCTCTCTCAATATCAAAAAATCTAGTATAAGGATTGTTTTTGGATTCATTAATAAAGAAATCAATTTGGTCTTTATGTAAAATACTAGATAAAATGTCAGATTCCTCTATGCCTGTATTATCCATAGAAATATCATTTGTATTACTTTTTTTCTGCCAAGCAAATCCAATTCCCCAATCATCAGGACAACAATTTTTTTCAACTTCCCATTTTTCTAAATCAAGATTTTTAATGAAATAATATGGTCCTGGATGACATGAAGTGTCATGGAGTCCAACTATACCATGATCAGAAAGAAGATTTGTATATTCCCAATCAATTAAAACTTGATTAATACTGTGCCACCCATCAATAAAAATAAAGTCAAATTTATCAATTCCAAGTTCTTTAAATTTTTCTAAATTAGAAACATAATTGGAACTACTGTCTTTAATAGTGTATATGTTTTTTTCTTTGTCATCAATAAAAGATCTATCTTCAATATCAATTCCAACGTATATACAGTCTTTCTTTTTATTTTTTAAAAATACGTGACAAAAAGATTCTTCATTATTTCTAGCAATTCCTATTTCTAAAATAGCATTGCATTTATCTTTAATTTTTTCAAATTTATTTAATAAAGATACTCGATTACATTCAGTAACTTCTATTGGATATACTACCCTCCCACTAGAATCAAAGGTATGGGAGTATCCTCGCGGATGGGGAATTATTCCACCATCAATATCATCCACAGAACTATGAGTTCTAATATCCTTTGTTAAATCTTTTTCCCATTTCATAAATTCAGTTCCTTTTTATAATAATTACACTTGTCAGTACAAATACCCTTTGTTTTTAATATTCTATCATATTTTTCATCACATTTATCATAATAACCTAATTTTTCTGGGAGGACAATAATGGAATTAGAATATGGAATTTGTCCAACCAAAACCCAACCAATTCCTTTACTTGTTAAAGTATATCTATCAGTATTATGCCAAAAATAATTAAACTCACCATCAAAATGTGACATAGATTCAAGTGCTTCTAAGTTTTTACAATGAATCCAAAGATAATCTTTATTTTTCAATAACCAATCTATGTGAACAATGTGTTGTGGAAAATCGTGTCCAAAATAAAACTCAGCTTCTTCTACCCATAGATCAACTTCAACATCATATCCAGCAGATATTGCTTCTTCAATATAGCTTATGCTATTTTCTCTATCTGGATTTTCACCATCTATATTTCCTCTATGGGAAATAATTTTTATTTGAGGAATATCTTTCCAGGTTAATAATCTATTATACTTTTCCATGATCAAAACTCCAAAATCCATTCTGGAAGAGAACCTCCTCCAGTTTCATATCCCCAAGTATCAATAGCAGCACGAAATTCTGGTCCAGGATCTTTATCAATTGCTTGTCTCATAGCCAAGGCACCAGATAATGTTCCACCTGGGTGCCCATGAACAGATCCGCCACAATTTGCTAAGAAATCAGTTCCAAACTTCTCAGCGGTAGTATTGACAATACCAGGATGCATACCACAACTGAGGGCTGGCAAAACATTTCTACGATGTAGAGTGTTCATTACAGTGTGCAATTCTTCTTCATCATCACTTAAATAACCTCCCCACATGCCTGCGTGAATAGTATCAACTCCACAAAGACCTGCAAGATCACAAAGAACACTCCAATCAATACCAAAATTATGACGCTTATCAGTTAAAATCTTATCACCACTCTTTTGATAGTGTATGAATAGTGGAAGATCCATCTTTCTCACTGAGTTATACACACCAAGTCCACTCCAGAAATTAATATGAATCCCATTACCACCATTATCTGCAACAAACCTTGCACGATCAAGAATAGTATGGTGATCACCATTAATGCAGAAGCAGTAAATAACACCACGTCCACAATTGTTGACAATATTTGAAATAAGTTCTACTCGATCCTCAAGGCGACAAAAAGAAGGATTTGATAAAATTTCATCCTCTTTGATAAAATCTACACCACCATCTAATAATTCCTTTACCATCTCGGAAAGAGTGTCGGGAGAAATACCAGTCTTTGGTTTTACGATAGCACCAGAAAGTGGTTTGTCATAGCGATTGACAAACTTACGAATACCATCGATACCATTCTTTGGTCCTAAGAAATGGGATTCAACGTCAATAGGAAAATCAAGTTTTTTAAGACGACATGTTTTGAAGATATCGATATCAAGTTGTCCACCCATAAGTTGACACATAAGATGGGAGATACCATCACCATCCCAATCAGTATTAACTTTGGGGAAACCAATTTTTACTTCCCCACAAGTCATATTTTCCAACTCACCCTCATCACCGTAAATAACACACGATGAAAGTTCAAATAGTTCATCACTTTCCCAACGATTTCTAACCTTAGGATTTCCTACACTTTGACCAATTGCAAGTGCCCAAGCAGCATCGCGCAAATTGCCAATGCTTTCATAGGTTTCAATATAAAAAGTAGCAATAACGCAACGATTTTTTTCTACTTCCGTAAGTTTTCTAAAAAATTTCATTTCAAACCTCATACTTATCTGTAGGAATAGAAGGCACTTTTACACAAACAACAGTACAATCTTCAAGAAAGACTGGATCTGCAATTTCTCCTTTTTCAAAAATAAACATGTCTCCAGAGTTTATTTTTTTACCCTGAATAACCATACATCCTTTCACAAGTACATTATATTCTACACTATCTTTATGATAATGTGCAGGCCATGTTTCTCCCTTTAAATGGGTAAGAATCCCAACTTCAAAGTCTTTTGTTCTTAAAACAGTTGGTTCGAAATCACCAATAAACCAACCTCTAACATAATCATTTATATTGGAAAGAATCATGATTTTCGAGATAGGAATTTAAATCTTCAGGAACTCCAACAGGATTATGTTGACAATTGGGAATGTGATGTATTCCAACTTTCAATCCACTTTTAATCATGTGATTATATGATGGTCCAACATAGAATTCACCATTGGGTGCAGTATCACCACATTCTATCATACTTTCAGCACTTTGCACAAAGTACTTTCCTTTCCTCCAATAATGTATTCCATTTAAAGATATATTACTAATTACTTCTTTTTCCTTTATCTCTCTAACAAATCCATTTTGATCTACTCTCGCATAGCTATTTTTGGGAGTGTTTGTTGTATAAGTAACAACTAATCCATCATATTTGTAATACCTAGCAGAAGTTAAAAATAAATCAGAATCCCATTCCATTATTTGATCGCAGTTACATATTACCAACTCTTCCTCAGTGTTAATATTCTCTTTAAACAAAAGACAACTAGATGCTGGTCCTTGTGTTGTCTCATCAACACTAATTATTTTTGATGAAGGAAATATAGAATGTAAGATAGTACACACTTGGTCATAATAACTATCTTTCCTTATCACAAAATGATATGTTCCCACCAAATTTAAAGAATCCACTGCACACTTAATCATGGGAATACCATGAATATTAATAAGTGGTTTAGGAACTTTATAAGAATCTCTAGGAAATCTTGTTCCTTCACCAGCCATAGGTATTACTATATTCATTTTTTAAACTCCATCTTCATGCCACCTTTCTCCAGTCTTGTATTGATTTTCATATGGATAAGTTTCCCAATTTTTATTTGGCCAAATTAAATCTATGTTTTCTTTTGGAAAAGATTTAAAAATTCTTTTAGACAATTGCTTGCTAACTTCATATGCTTCTTTCCAATTGGGAGCATTATCAAAAAGATATTTTTGAGGATCTATTAAGAATAGTTTTATTCTGTCATCATAGTTTGAACAATAATGTGCACCAATATATGTTTCTGATCGTACAAAATATTCATAGTATTTCCACAACTCATTTTTACTTATTTTAACTCTGTCAGTCAATCCATTAATTTCTAAAGGTATATCAAACATTTTTAATAACGATTCAGTTTTCCCCCAAAAAACATGATCTCTTGGATGGAATAAAAGATGTGGATACATACCAGGAACAAATATTCTTTCCTCATTTTTATTTTGAATAAAGAAAGAATACATATTCATCATACTATCATAGGTATATTTTTGATCTGTTCTCATTTTAATGGAATAGTCTGTATTAACACACTTCAAACCATTCAAAGAAGTTATAATTTGCAGGTTTCTATTATCAGTCCCAGAAGTTGATGGTTGTTTATTGTATACTATTTTAATTTTATTTTCGTCAGAATATTCAACTGCATCATTTTCCCAACAAGAAAGAATGATTTTATTAACAAATGGTAATTTGTAATAATCTTCTATTATTTCGTTAGTAAACTCAATATATTTTCCTTGCAAAACAATATCTATTTTTTCATAAGAATCAATATTAGATATTTTTTTATTGTTAATTATTGTTTGTGCATTAATGCTGTAATATTTTTCAAGGTACTCTTCTATATTTCTTTTTTGATAGTCATCCAAACTTTCCCAGCAGTTTTCACACAAATACAATAAAATATTTTTACATTCATCAAGTTTTCCCCACCACCAAGAAGACAGAGCTTTCTCAAAAAGTAAGCAATGTTTGCCAGTATAATTAATCGGATTTTTAAGTGGTTTTAAATTATCAAAGTCACATATAGTTAAAGCAATCGAACTATAACTATACCCATCATCAAATAAAGAATTCCAATTTTTTAATCTACAAATTTGATAATATGCTTCAGGTCTTCTAGGTAAAATAGAAATTGCTTGCTTATATGCACCATATGCATGGTTTGTCCTATTTCCCTGTTTATCAAAACAATTTCCAATATGAATTAAACATTCATATGCTAAATCTAGATCATCACCAGATCTATCAGCACATCTTAAAAAGAAAGAAAGAGCAGAAGCTGTTTGACCAATATTTTCATACTCTATTGCAAGATTATAATTTTTTTCTGGATTTTCAACATCATTTACATATTCATAAAGTCGTTGCTCAAGCATCAATAAAATTCTCCAATATATTTTCAGGAACTTTCAGAATGTAGGATGAATTATCCTGAAATCCAAAAGTGATTAAATAAGAGTCTTCATACTTATGTAGACCACAAGAAAATTCAATTTTTGCTCCCATAAAATCAAAAATAGGAGACCTTGAAATAACATTCCAGTCTTTATCCCAATAAGTAAACTGGTGACGATATGTGCCATCTTTTCTTCCAGCTTTACTTTTGTATAGGTAAGTAATATGATTTAATGCTAAATATCCATCCTTATAAGAAATAACCTGGGACCCACCTCTAAGATCATAATTCAATTTTTCATAATTATCAATAATAATAGAATCAGATGTGATATTGTTTGGATCACTAATATCACATTTGAGGACTTCTGTTGGATTTGTCCATTTAACATAATGAAACGGTTTATCTACTACAGGCATCCAATTTTTTTCACAATAAGAACCCTCATCACCAGTATTTCCTGGAGTTGGTATTCTATGTCTAGAAATTTCTTTAACAGTATCATCAGATATTTCTATCTCTGACAATTCCATTCGACCTGTGCCAATTGTATCAATATCTCTCCTAACTCCTGTCAAATAAAGTTTTGAATCCCACAAAACAATTCTTGCATCTTCAAGACCAACAAATTCCCATAATGGTTTTTTGTCAAGAGAAGAAGTATCAACTTTAATAAATTTTTCAATGGACAGATTAGAATCTAAAAAACAGAAGTAATTTGTAGTTGTTAGAGTTAGATCATTATCTGGATTTAAATATAATAAAGGACCCCATTGATGCTCATAATTCTGAAGTTCAGAATGATATAAAGTATACTGACAATGCCGAACATTAGATATAATCTGTCCATTAAAAACAAATACTGAAGGATTAAAAAGTCCGGTCCCATTAGTATACTCAGATGGAATTATTAATGGAGTAATTTTTCCACCATTATTCAGAACATGTTTTGCAAAATTTTTCATCAATATAAATCAAATAATTGATTATTCTATGTTATGTATTGTTGTTATATTATAGCACACTAACTGGCATTATTTCTTCTTGGGCGATACTTGAATAAGTTAGTTGGAGGATCTGGTTTCATCCAGTCCTTGATTTTTTCATATCTTTGGATAGTAAAAAACTCCTGAGAAAGATACCAATCTTCCCAAGGAGTATGACCTTTATCTTGGTTGCAATCGTGGCAGGCACACACAACATTCTTTGTGTAGTCTGCTCCACCCTTTGAGCGGGGAACAATGTGGTCTAATGTGAGACCTTCTTCAGACCCACAATAGGCACATTTCAAATCCCATTCTTCCTTTATCTTCCTCCTCCACATTCTTTTCGCTTCTGCCGAACTTGTTGTCTGGAGATTGAAGACATAGGCTTGCGGGGAGTTGTATAGGGGCATAAAAGAATTTTGCCGTTTTAGTTATTTATTTGTTTTGAAATCAACATGTTTCTTTTTACATGCTCCCCGTGCCCATGCCCTTGCCATACTGTCTATATGAGAACAAGGTTTTCCTTTCTCACCACAATAGGGACACTTGGCATCCTCTGGATCATTAGGGTACGAAAACTTCGGCATTGTCTTCCTCTAAGATAGGTTGAACTTCCCATGATCCACCGACACCACCATCCATGTTAACAACAATGTCACGAGTAGGAAGTTGCTTACCTGAAGAAACATCAATGATATCACCAGGATAAGGTGTAAACTGATAGTAGTGTCCATCACCTTTCATGGCGACAAGAGTGGTTGCATCTTGAAGAGATCCACAATCAGCAATCTTTTTGCCGCCTGGTTTAAATACAGAATAAAATCCGTTCATTTCTTTTCGTATGGGTGTGCCTGTTTCAAATCAGGATTTGGTTGGGAAGGAACTACTGGGTTCCTAGTTACATTTTCAATTACAATAAAGGCATCACTTTGATAACTTACTGTACCATAAGGTTTTGCCCACTTGGGGTTGGCACCTTCAGTCTGGTGAATACCACTATTGGCAACTCCACCAATCTTGACACGAAGTTCATCATTAGGACTCCAGTCCATCTTGCCAAGAGCAATCGCAAGTTGTCCAAGCATATCAGCACTTGGGAATTTCTCTTTCATCACATTTTCCTCTGGTTCCAGGTTTCCGATCATCTCTTTTCAAGTAATAAAGATTTGGCCAAGTATCCATTATTATAGCACGAAGTTTGTCTGGTGTCTCGGTGCTAATCATTCCCTTGAACAGAGTCCCAATCTTTTTGGAATTGTTCAAGACCTTTATCAGTCAATACATTGTTATACATTGCCCAGAAAACCTTGGGTGGGATGGTAACAATATCAGCACCAGCAAGAGCACACTGCTCTACTTGACGAACATCACGAACTGATGCTCCAAGAATCTGTGTGGTGGTGAAACGTCCTTCACCAGTATATGCTTTACGAATATTCTTGATTAGTTCAATACCATCAACAGAATTGTCCATCCAACGCCCAACAAATGGTGAAACGTAGGATGCTCCTGCCTTCTCAGCAAGGATTGCCTGAGCAACAGAGAAGATAAGAGTCACATTGACCTTGTAGTTATTCACCGCAAGAGCAGTACATGCCTTGAGACCTTCCACAGTACATGGAACTTTGATCGTAACATTCCAGAGTCCGTTGAATGCCTGTGCCTGATCTACCATTTCTTCGGCAGTATCAGCAACAACTTCTGCAGAGATTGATTGAACCATTGAAGGAGAGAATGAAGAAATCTCTTTGATTACTTCAACAGGATCGCGTCCACTCTTCTTGATTAGAGATGGATTTGTGGTGATGCCATCAATGAGTCCCGTCTCGAATGCTTTTTTGATTTCTGGAACTTCGGCAGTATCTAGAAAAATTTTCATGGGTTGTGGTTCTTATTTTCCTTAATTTTTTGATATCCCCAGACTGCTAGGGTGCCGATACCTAGACCAGCAAGACAGCAAAGAAACATATGAATAA